GTTCTAATCTAGATTGTCAATGATGTTGTCTTCGCTTAATAGACTTGATTGTTCAAAAAGTTGAGTCTTTCTAGCGTTTTGCTTCTCGAACATCTTCTCAATTGAATTTTTGTTTTGTAAATAAATAGCCATAGTATTCTCCATGTTTAAAGCTCCGCCTTTAAAAGTAACGCCAACCTTATCTTCCCTAGTCTCGGCATTTTGAGTATCCATATCGTAAACTCCAGATCTTCCAAATGGAGATTCGTCAGTTCCGTATATGGATTTGTACTTTTGAGGTCTTCCAGGAATCTTCATTGGCTCTTTTGGATCTGTCTCATCGTATCCTCTAGGCACATCTAAGGTACCATCGCCTTTTCCACCGTATAAGCTTGCGATCTGATGCGGTGTACCAAATGCTTGGCCTGTTTCTGCTGGATCATTTCCTTCCTCGGAGATTTGTTTGTATCTAAACTTGCGCTTTTGATCTTCTACAATAAGGTCATCTAACTCATCAAATTCGTCCTCAGAGATATTGAATACGTTTTTCCAAATGTAATCTCTTGGTAAAGAAGAGTTTTCAACCGCTTGATTAGCAAGATCAATCTTCTCTTTCATCATAGCAATTCTTTCTTGCTCGTATATTATAGAAGGATTAGTTAACTGAATATCGAAGTTAGTAATTGATTCGTTAGTGTAGCCGTGAGCATACAAGTGAACCAAGGCTACTTTCTTCAATTCAGATACAATGATTCTTTGGATTCTCTCAATTGTTCTTGCAAAACGAATATCTTCAGCTGCTAAAGTTGCTTTACCTGTTAAGTCCTTTTCGTATCCCATGAATGCTTTAGGAACCTTTAAGGCCGCAAATAGTTTCTCTCTAAAGTATTGAACGTCTTCTATAGCGTTGTACTCAAGACCTTTTGCAGTATCAATTCTAGTGGATTGATCGTTACCTCTAACCGGGATAAAGAAGTCTTCCAATAAGTTTTGTTGGTTGAACTTCATATTGTATTGACCCGTTTGAGCATCGATAAGTGGAGTTTTCTTCATCTTACCGATCATACGTTGAATGTAGTTTTCAACTTCGTTTGGTGGGATGGCTCCCACGTTAACGTAGAATGTTCTTCTTTCTGGGGCACGAGTAATTCTATGAATCAACATCGCGTCTTCAATTAGGGTATATTGTTTGAATAGCTTTCTAGCGGGTTCTAAATAAGATCTACCGTAAGGTAAATAGTTTACATCTCCTAAAAATCTAAAGTGAGCCATTTCGTACAAATCAAACCAAATTCCTGGATCTTGATTGTTATATGCAGAAGTGTATCCTGTTGTAGAACTTATAGCCGCGTTAGGATCAAATTTGAATCTTACTTCGTTTGGATTTTTTGGATTAAAACCTTCTTGTCTAACAATATTATAAGCAGAGAATGGAATTACGTTGTAAACTCCAAATTTTTCTGCAATCTCTAATTTTAAATAGAAATCACCGTACTTACACATGTTTCTAATCCATGACCATAAGTTAAATTCTATATTTAAAACTGAATAGAATAGGTTTTCTAGTAAATTTTGAATGTTTTCATCTGCAGAAGTAATGTGTAGTACTTGACCTTGATCGTTCTTTAACGTACACTCGTCTGCAATAATATCTAATGCAGAAGCAATAATAGCGTCTGTATCCATTGCATCGTAATCTGCGTATATTTGTACACGAGCTGATTGATAGTTCTGAGCTAGGTTTAAGTTAACTCCATAAGCTGTAGATGTGGTGTATACTTTATGGAATCTATCAATTAAAGAGTTAGTTTGAATCACACCAGAAGTCTGAATATGTTCAGTGTCTATTACTTGTAAATTCTTACCGCCAGAATCTCTAATAATTACGTCCGTAGAGAAAAGTCTCCTTAACGCTGAGAATAGGTTGTCTTGTTTATTTTCTGCCATATCTTTATATTATAAAAGCCAAGTTAAATCTTCGTTTGTTTTTCCCATTGGAGTTGCAATCTCTTGCTGCCATGGATTTTGACCATAATTAGTATAAGACTGATACATTGGGCTGTTGTCTCCTACTTTTGTATATGCATTTAGAGTGGCGTGAGTTAAACTTTCTGCAGTTCTTCTAAATCTTAAAGAGGTTTCTCTCAAATACATAGCAATCGCGAAAGCCATCACCAAGTCATCGTTATAGCCTGACATAGCCTGCTGCTTACCATTCTTCCATATAAATACGCGAAGCTCCTCTAATAATCTAACTGATCTTATGGTTACAGTTTTGTTTTCTATAAAATCTCTCATCTTTTCAAGTACAGAAGGTCTAACCTTAGTACTCATGGTAAACCCTGGTATTAAAGTAGAGTTTCCATAATGCACTTGTAAGTAACTATTTAAGTCTGCGTTACTGTCCGATCTGTGGCTAAAGTGAATATTTGAGTATCCGCTCTCCACAACGCCTTGAACTACATCCCAACCGATATTCGCGTTCTCAATTACTAATAGTGCTTGGTTATATCTTGTTGCTATTGCTATAAGCTCGTTGGCAAATATTCTGGTATCAGTCTGGGCTTTAAATTCAGCTACTTGTGTCAATGTCTCTGTATCTATAACATGATAAGCAGAGTAGTCCATTGAGTCTCCCCTCGCTACGTCAGCTACTACCATATAATAGCTTGTGGGCTTAGGATATTCCCAAATCCAAAGTGCTTTTTCCTGACCTTCTCTATTGATAGGCTCAGATATCATGTTGGCTTCGTACCAAGTCAATATCTCTGGAGGAATTACTGTGTTACCTGAGGTAGCAAAGTCACAATCGCACTCTTGAGCTGCATTTCTAACTCCAAGATCTATGTCTTGCATATTTCTCCAATCTTGATTTCTTTCAGGGTGAACCGTCCAAGGTAACGAGATTGGTAAGAAGTTATTTTTTTGTAATTGAGCTTCTGTGTAAGACTTGTGAAACCAGTTACCAACACCATTAGGAGTAGATAAAGCAATACATCCACCACCCGTAGCCAAAGTCATCTTAGCCGCAGTATAGATAGTTTCAATATTATCGATGAACGCGGCCTCATCTATTACCAAGAGCGACACGGCTTCCGAACGACCTGCGTCACCGGCTGCTGATACTGCTTTGATTTGAGAACCGTTTGTTAGTCTTAAACTTAACGCGTTGTTAGAAGTTGCCGCAGCTCCAATCTTCATCCAGTTGGGTAAGTTATCGTAAGCGAATCTAACTTTTGTAACCATGTTCTTTGCAGTGTCCTGCTTAGTCGCGATTACAAGAATATTCTTATCTTTAGAAAAAACCATCATCCACAAAGAGTACGCAGACACTAAGGTAGAGATACCTAACTGTCTTGACTTATTTATGATTGAATCCGGATGTTTTTGAAATAGTTTTAGAACCTTTTCTTGGAACGGATAAAGGTCGAACAGCATTCGACCTCTTTGTGGGTGTTGGATCATATAATATTTCTTCATGAAATATACGGGATCTTGAGCACACCTTACAAACTCTTCCTTAATTCTTTGTTTTATATCTATTTGACTCTCTGACATTATTTATGCGTTGCTGCAAGGCCTAGAATTAAAAATCCCATTCCAAATTTAGTCAGCTTATTGATTTTGTTTTTTCTATCCAATTTTTTAATGTCTCCTTTAAGGCCTTCAACCATTACCTTGTAGTTGTTTTGTTGTTCTACTTGCTTTTGTATGATTGATTCGTAATTACCTTCTTTAGTTCTTAGAGTTACGATTACTTTATCTTTACCGTTTACGGTCGATTCTAAATTAGTAATCAAGCTGTCTTGATTTAAAACAATATTTCTAGTTCTGTCTAAATCCACTAAGTCAACTACAACAGCCTTAGAAACTGGAACTGGTAAAATAATAGTGTCCTTGGTTTTAATTTTATATTGCTCTGCGTATCGCACTACAAAGAAACTATCAATCTCGTGGGGTCTCATATTAGCCGCAGCCTCTAATTCTGATTTGTCTTCTTTTAATTCTTTTACTTTTCCAGATAATGTCTTAGTTTTTTGCTCTAGAACCAAGTTTTCTTGTTCTACCACTTGAATTGTAGACTCTAAACTATCGTTTTGACCGTGTAAAGAATCGATTTGAACGGCTAACTCTTCTATCTTGTTTTCATAAGATTCGGTATTAAATCTAACTTCACCGAATTCTTTATATAAGAACCAAATACATGCTAGTAAAAATACGGCAATGCCCGCTTTAATTGCTAT